ACGATGGGGCCGCCAGGTCGCCGACGAGATACGCCAGGATCTCCTCACGGTTCATGTCCTCGTGGGCCGTGCCGTCCTTCAGGCAGTCCTGGTTGTAGATGCTCATGGCCGCGTGCACCACCTCGTGAGTGACCACGCTGGTGCCGAGCGCCCCGTCGTACATGCGGATGTGGGCTGCCGTGGGGCTGCGTTTCTCACTGCCGTCGGCGCCGATGTGCAGGACGTCGAAGGTGTGGGTGACGCCATGCGCACCGCTGTACTCGTCGTCGCGGATGTACCCCTCGCGCTGGCTGTGCCGCAGGGCCGCCGCGCGCATCGAACCGGCATCCGAGTAGAGGGAGACCCGCACGAACCGGCGGCTGCCGGAATGGCGGGTGCTCACCCGGAACGACTTCTCCAGAGCCACGAAGTACTCCTTTCCACGGATGGATTCTACCGGTGAGAGGGGGTGCGTAGACTGCCGTCATGATCTGCACTTTCATCCCTCCGCACATGTCGAAGAAAGTCGCCGAGACCGACAAGTCTTTCAATGCCGGGATCAAGGTCGACACCACTCTCCGGGCAGAACGGCAGAGCGCCGTCGCCCCCTCCGGTCCGATCCGCGTCTACACCGCGTCGAACAAGGTGGCCATCCCCGGCGCGCTCGTCCAGGGCGGCAACGACGAGGCGGCCGAACGCGTCAAGGGCAACGCCTACCTGATCAGCCAGCTCCTGGGGACCGACGAGTTTCCCGACGGAGTCGTGCACTACGGCCGCGACTACGCGAACGCCTTCTTCAACGGCAACTACCTCGTCTTCGGCGAAGGCGACGGGGCCGTGTTCGGCGACTTCACCAAGGCGCTCGACATCATGGCCCACGAGTTCGGCCACGCGCTCGTCTCGCTCGGCCCGGGGCTCATTTACTCCGGTGAGTCCGGCGCCCTGAACGAGCATCTGGCCGACGTCTTCGGCGCCTGCGTCCAGCAGTGGGTCAAGCAGGACCAGCACGACTGGCGGATCGGGGAGGAGATCCTGGTCGACGGCGCCTCGGCGGTCCGGCACATGCTGCACCCGGGCACCGCGTACGACAACGACGTCCTCGGCCGGGATCCGCAGCCTGGCCACATGGACCAGTACAAGAAGATCCGGGCCGACAACGGCGGCGTCCACATCAACTCGGGCATCCCGAACCGGGCCTTCGCCCTGCTCTGCGAGAAGACCGGGGAGCCGAGCTGGGGACGGCCGCTGGCGATGTGGCGTCGGGCGATGGAAGACCTCGGGCCGCGCTCGACCTTCAAGCAGCTCGCGCTGGCCACCTGGACGCACTCGGGCGGCCTGAACCCTGCGGTGCGCGAGGCGTGGACCGAGGTCGGCATCTCGATCTGACCGGTTCGGTTTCCCGGAGCCGGACCGAACAACTTCCGTTGGCGCGTGGAACGGCGCGGCAACAGATCGGGGTGTTGCGTTGCAGTGGTGGAGCTGGGTGCTGACGGCCGTGGGCGTCTTCGGCCTGTGGCTGGCTGGCAGGAAGAGCCCCTGGGGCTGGGCCGTCGGACTTGGTGCGCAGGGGCTCTGGCTCGCGTACGCCATCAGTACGAGACAGTACGGTTTCCTCGTCTCGGCCGGTGCGTACGGATGGGTGTATTTGAAGAACTTCCGTGCGTGGCGCAGGCCCGTTTCTCCTGAATCCGGCGAGGGCCGTGATGGTCTGGATTCATGGCAGAAACCCGAGAGATCATCGTCGTGATGGACATGGAACGCGAGGCGGTCCGCATCTGGTTCGAGAAGATCCAGAGCCAGGCAAGGCATCCTCAGTACCAGGGCGGCATCCAGATCATCGGACCCGTCGACACCGAGGAATGACGCGCTGGCCTGCGCGTTTATCAGACGTTCAGGAGATGAGGGTATGGCACACGACTCGCTCGCCCAGGTGATGGTGGACTACGCCGCGCAGGGCATGACGCTTGCGCAGATCGCCGCCCGTACCGGGATGGAAATCGAGGCCGTCCACGAGCGGATGAACACGTACCTGGAAGACCAGGCGACGTCGATGTCCATCGTGCAGATGCGCATGCTTCAGCTCGCCCGCCTGGAACGGATCCTGGGCGCCTTGTGGCAGCAGGTGATGGACGGCGACCTCCTGACCCAGGGCCGCAACGCGAAGAACCTCATCGAGACGGTCCGTGAGATCACCGAGCTGATGGACCTGAAGAAGGACCGCCTGCGCGACGAGCAGATCCGCCTCACCCAGGCGCAGACCCAGCTCGTCACCACGGCCATCGACGCCATCCGGGTCGGCATGCTGGAGAAGGTCGTCGACATACTGCCCGAGGAGTCGAGGGAGGCGGTCGAGCAGATGTGGGGCGAAGTCTTTCCCGCCATGGCCGCCGACGCCATTGCCCGCAACTCGGCCGCGATCGTCAAGGTGGGTGGCGGCAGCACCGGGCCGGTAGAGCTGGAGCCCGTGATGGAGGAGTTCGACTGATGCCCCTCGATCCGTACGTGGAGCGCTGGACTCAGAACCCTGACGGAGGTGGCTGCTTCACCGGCCAGCGGGACCTGATCCAGACACATGACCAGGACTGCCCTTCGCTGAGCAACGCCTGGCTGCCGCGCCGGAAGGGGGTGTCCTGCCCGAGCGACATGATGGAGTGCGAGACCTGCTCGATCACGTTCTTCTGGGAGGGGCTGGTCGGCCTCTTCGACGACTGCCCCGAGTCGTTCTGGTACTTCTGCCGGTGCTGCGCAGAGAAAATCTCTTCGTGCCCCTGCGGCGGCGACTGCATCCGCGAGCCGAATGGACAGACTGTGTCGCATGCGGTTGACTAGAATGCATGAAGCAGATAGTCAACGGACTCGCGACACGCGGGGAAGACTCCTGGCTGACCAGCACGCAGGGCCTGCCTGACGGCAAGCAGGCACTCTCGATGGGGAAGACCTGGAAGCAGGCGCAAGAGCTTCTTCAGCGAGCCGCCGAGATGGCACTGAGTGCGCCACCGGGTTCGGTAGTCGTCGACCTCAAGCTGGAAGACGCCGAACTTCAGGAGCTGGTCGACGAGGTGCACCACAGGCAAGCCGCTCTGAGGGATGCCAAGTTCCACTACGACGCAGCCATGGGTGCTGCGGCCCGCGCCCTCACGAAGCGGATGACCGTCAGGGATGTGGCGGCGATGCTGGGGTGCTCGCACCAGTACGTGGCGAAGCTGGCTCCGAAGTCCTCATCCTGACCCGGCGGCGCGGCAGGGGCTCGCCGGATTCCAGTCGACGCTTCAGCGCCAGGCCGAAGTTCTGCCAGAGTTCCCAGCACTTGCAGAACTGGTTGTGTCCCTGCCGGTAGTGCCGGGACTTCAGGCGCATCGCCTTCCGGTACCGCTTGTTCATCGCTTCTCCCTCGTGTGGCCGTGGCATCCTTCCCGGCAGCAGTCGCAGTGCGTCTTCCTGGTGGGCGTCCAGGACCCGTTGCGCCGCGTCCACGTCTCCGACTGCCACTTCACCTTTCCGCAGCCGTCAGCACCCCCGCAGGCGCCGTAGAGGATCAGGTTCGGCGGGTACACGATGGTCCGCTCGCGCACCTCTTCACAGGTGCAGGTCGGGCAGCTCTTGTGTACGCGTTCGGGTGTTTCGCTGACCATGCCTCTCTCCTCTCCGGGGCTGAGCTGTATCCTCTTCTGGTGACGACCATCGGTGAAATCATCTATGAAGAGCTGCCCGCTTTCATGGAGCGTACGGGCAAGAAAACCCTACGCGTTCTGGAGGTCGGCGTTCTGCGGAATCTCGACGACGACCACCTGAAGGGTGACGGGCATTCGACTCTCGCCTTCGCCCGCCTCCTGAAGGAGCATCCAGGGAGCGAGTACGTCGGCATCGACCTGGAGCCGCATGAGGCACGGCGTGCCGTGGACTCCGAAGGGCTGGGGGATTTCTGCGACTTCTACGCCGGGGACTCCGTGGCCACCATGGAAGAGCTGAAGATCGACGGCGAGAAGTTCGACGTGATCTACCTGGATGCCGACAACGACGGCGCGGCCACCATGCGGGAGTACCTGCTGGCGCTCGACCTGATCGAGCACCCTGGCCTGATCATGGGCGACGACATGAACACCGATCATCGCGAGGTCCGCAAGGGCCGGGTGCTGATCCCCTTCCTGCGCGAGGACGGCGCGAACTTCAAGCTGCGCAAGCGGCATACCCCGTGGGACACCCGCGACATCCTCGTCCAGGAGATCTCATGAGCAAGGACATCGCCTCCGTCGGCCGCGCCGTGCACTACACGTCGCTGGGCTCGGCGCCGCAGGACGGAGTGCAGCAGTACCCGTCGAAGTGCCGGGCGGCCACCATCACCGAGGTCGTCGACCTGTCGGCCGGGATCGTGCACCTCACCGTCATGAACCCCGAAGGCTTCCAGTTCGCCAAGGATGTCGCCTTCGACGTCGAAGGTCTGGCCCTGAATGGCGAAGCGACTCCGGGCACCTGGCACTGGCCGGAAAAGCCGGTGGCCCCGCTCGTGAGCGGGGCCACTTCGAAGGAGCTGTGATGTGGACGATGACGCGCTGGCGGTGCATCTGCGGGAGGCACCATGCCCCCTGGTGGCGCACCGTCCAGGCGCCGTCATGCACGGCCGTGAAGCCATGGGTGAAGCGACCGTCGCTGAAAAGCTAGGCTCGGCCCGCCCACTGAATATGGACGCGGTCCTCCCCTTCGACGACTTCGAAGTCCACCTCCAGGCCGCAGGGAAGTTCCAGCGACAGGAGGTTGAGGGAGGACCGTCGTGCCATTCCCAGAACCGAGTCGTCGGCGAACATCGTCAGCGCTTCCGATTCGGCTTGCTTCCAGTCCACGGACTCGGATGCGTCGAACGCCGCCGCCTTGCTCCAGGAGACCTGCACGGGTCAGTCGAACATGGACGGGAGCTGGGTGTACTTCACCGGGATCCAGCCCTTGTAGAGGTTGCCGTAGCCGGACTGGGTGATGCTGGCGCCGTCCTGGGACTTGGTCATCTGGCGCACCAGGATGAGCGTGCCGTCGCCGTTCTTGCCGTGCTTCTTCTTGCCCAGGTACTCGAAGCCGTTCGCCGGGTAGAAGCCGGAGCCCGTCTTGTTGCCGTTCTCGTCGCGGAAGTCCACGCCGACGGCCGGGGTGACGAAGGAGGTGATGCCGGTGGACTTGCCCTGCTCGCCCTTGATCTCGCCGGTCACGTCGCCGCAGCCGTAGGCGGTCTGCACCTGGCCGGGCTTGCAGGAGTCGGCAGAGGCGGTGCCCGCGAGGGCGAGGGATCCGGTCAGCGCGATGGCGGCGGCACCGGCCGCGATGCTCGTCTTGTTCATGTGTTCGGGGTTCCTCTCCGAAGTGGGGACGTGCTGTATCCATCAGACCACATGACCTAGGCCAAATTCAAGTTCCACGAAAGAGAGAAACCATGGATATCGCCCCGGTCAGCACGATCACCATTCCCCGAACCTGCGGTGCCGTACCCTGCGGGCAGTGCCAGCCCTGCCGTCGTCGAGCGATGCTGAACATGGCGTCGTACGCACTGCGCGGAGAAGCAGAAGAGGGCGACCAGAAGGCCGCCCTCTCTGAACTTCTCGATGCTCTTGGGCTGCGTGACTAGCAGCGCGTTCCTTCCTCGGAGAGGGACCGGTTCAGGATCTCCTCGACTTCCAGGCGATCCAGATCACTGAACGCCGGGGCCCGGAGGATGACCTTCTCGCACCCCTCACGGCTGGTCCATCCCGTGCGCATGAGGGCGGCGAGACCGGCCAGGGCCTCGGAGATGTCGTTGGCGGTGGACTCCTTGCGGCGCAGCACGCCCATCACCCGGCGCGCGTACGCCTGGGCGTGGCCGTGACGGACCGATCCGCGCGGGCAGACGTCATGCGTGACGGTCCAGCCGGATGCGTGCGACCCCTGGACGTTGCCCTCTCCGGCTGGCACCCGTCCCTGGCAGACGCCACATGGTTTCGGGTACATATTCCTCATGTTTTTGAGGATGACACAGAGTGCCGCAAAAGGAAAGTCCGATTGGGGGCGGGAAGTTCAGGGAACTCGCTACTCTTCGCGCACTCGCGCTTCCACGGCTGCGGCGGCCGAGTTCCATGCCTGCTTCAGCCGTTCATTCTGCTCTTCCCATGTGGGCATCCGAGTGCCCGAGAACGTGGTCCAGCCGACGCTTTCTCCGTATGCCTCATAGGCCACACGTCCCAGTTCAGAAGCCATCCTTGCCTCCCCATGAGGAAGGGGACCCGGCCAGTTGGCCGGGTCCCCGTGAGTCTCAGCCCCAGGAAGTGGAGTCCGCGCTGCCCAGTGCTGCGCGGGTGGGGCATCACAAGGTTACCGAAAATGTTCCCCGGTGAGGAATGCTGTACGCGTCGCAGCAGAAAGGAACGGCATGTCCTCACACGAAGAGCGGATCGCCGCCGAGGCGGAGGCATACTTCCGCAATCAGGCGCGGCAGGCCGGATGGGTCAACGATCCGGTGGGGTGGGCCAGGGACGTTCTCGGCGTCCACCTGTGGAGCAAGCAGCAGGAAATCTGCTCCTCTCTCATCCGGAACAAGCGCACGGTCGTCGCCTCCTGTCACGGCACCGGCAAGGCGCTCGGGCTGGACGAACTGGTTCACACCCCGTCGGGCCCGGTGAGGATGGGTGAGATCACCGAGGGCATGAAGGTGCTGGGCTCCGATGGCTCGCCGGTCGAGGTGGTGGCCGTCACGGGCGAGCACAAGGCCGAGAGTTACGTCGTCCGTCTGGAGAGGGGCGGCGCCTGCGAGGAGATCATCGCCTCGGCCGATCACCTGTGGCCAGTGCTCGACCTTCAGGGCCTGGCCGACATCCAGCTCAAGTCCGACCGGGCGGGCGTACCGGTGGAGACCGGGTTGTGGATGCACAAGGCGAAGACCCTGACCACCAAGCAGATCGCCAAGCTGCGGCCCGGCACGGTCGTCGTTCCCGGGCGGGCACCGGAGATCATTCCGCGCGGACTCGCGTGGACGGCCGACGAAGCGATGCAGGCACTGCTGGCCGAGCGCGGCGGACTCGATCCCCACGGGCGCACCGCGCTGCTCTGGAAGACGCGCCAGGGTGAGCCGGAGGAGATCTTCTCGGTCAGGGACCGGATGCGCGAGGCGGGCGTTCAGACGATCTACCGGCGCGAGCGGCAGTACGGCATCACGATGCGGCACCTGGCCCTGATGGGATCTCACGCTCCGACCCTTCTTCCGGATGCCAACCAGCGGGCCATCGCCCTGTCGCATCTGCTGCTGACGCAAGGGTCCTGGGGTGATGACGGCTGGCGCATCACCTCCGTGAAGCCGGTGGGTGAGCGGGACGTGCAGTGCATCCAGGTCGACTCGCCCGACCACCTGTACCTCTGCGGCGAGCGCGGGATTCCCACCCACAACTCGATGATCGCTTCGGTGCTGGCCTGCTGGTGGGTCTCGACGAAGCCCCCGGGCCAGGCGATCGTCGTCTCGACCGCACCGACCTACGCGCAGGTCAACAAGATCCTCTGGGAGGAGATCCGCAAGCACCACTCGAACGCCTTGCGTGGCGAGTATCCGATGCCGGGCCGCGTGACGCAGGCGGATGAGTGGAAGCTGGGCGACGGGCAGATCGTCGGCTTCGGCCGAAAGCCCGCCAAGGGCGACCGCCACTCCTTCCACGGTATTCACCGCCGGTACGTACTGGCCCTCCTGGATGAGGCGTGCGGCATTCCCGAGGAGATCTGGACCGGCGTCGAGGCCATCACCACGAACGTCGGCTGCCGCATCCTGGCCATCGGGAACCCCGACGACCGGAACACGGACTTCGGCAAGAACTTCATGGAGTCGAAGACCGCGCACCTGTGGAATCGGATCTCGATCCCCGCGTCGAGCACTCCGAACTTCACGGGCGAGCCGGTGCCCAAGCTCCTGAACGAAGTCCTCGTCTCACGTGACTGGGTGCAGGAACGCCTCGACGACTGGGGCGAGAAGGACCCGCGCTACATCGCGAAGGTGCTGGCCAAATTCCCCGAGCAGAGCATGTCGTCGCTGTTCGCCCCGTCGCTGGTGGCCGACGCGATCGACGAGACTCCGAAGCCTTCGCTGTACTCGGTGCTGCGCCTGGGTGTCGACGTCGCGCGCTTCGGTGCTGACAAGACGGTGGTCGCTTCGTACTCCGGCGTGACCGCGCAGATCGAGGAATCCTGGTCAGGGACCGACACGGTGTCCTCGGCCCACAAGGTACTCCAGATCGCCGAACGCCTGAAGGAGGAGCGCAAGGCGCCCTGGGTGGAGATCCGGGTCGACGCCGTTGGTCTCGGTGCCGGTGTCGTCGACACCCTGAACGCCCGTGCGACGCTGCTGCCGGATCCGTGGTTCACCGTCTACGAGATGCACGGATCGGCGGCCCCTCCGGCGGATGTCGGTGGTTCGGTCTACGGCTTCTACAACGCCCGTGCCTACTGGTTCGAGCAGCTTCGCCAGAAGATGCGCAACGGCTCGGCGAAGTTCATCGACCCTGACGAGCTGATCGCCGACGACCTGAAGATGGTCTTCTACTCGATCAAGAACGGCCGCCTGCTCATCGCCTCCAAGGAGGAGATGCGCAAGGAGTACGGCAAGTCCCCCGACTACGCCGACGCCATCGCGTACGCGGTCGCCCCGGTGGCCGAGGGTCTTCGCCAGGGTGATGTTCTGACCGAGACGGCCGAGACGATGGCCAGCTCCCTCATCGAGGACAACGACTACTGGGAGGAGGAAATGATCTCACCCTACTGACGGAATCCTCAAAGTGAGCTGTAGTTCCAGGAGCACCATGTGCATGGAACTCAAGGAGGACAAGTGGACATCCAGACCTGCCCGCGCCGGATGCGGGAGATGGGTCCCTGGGACAGATCAGAGGGCCAGGACGAGTGGCGCGAGGAGCCGCGCCGCGCCGGAGAGGCGGTGCCGTACTGCTCGTTCTGCGGATCACTGCACCCGGGCAAGTTCCTGAAGCTGGTCGCCGAGGGATGGTCGGTCGGACCGACCGACAAGAACTACAAGGCGTACCTGCACCCGCCGCGCTCGGAGTCCGACGGCTCCGCGCAGATTCAGGCGAAGTTCTACTACCAGCATCTGTCCGGAGCCCAGCAGCAGCAGTTCATCGATCTCTACAACCGCCAGATCATGCAGGTCTCCTACCCCGGGCACTTCTACGTGCTGCCGTTCTTCATGCGGATCGCACCGGAGGATCCGGTACCCGGCAACGGATCCGTGTGATGTACGACCACGCCGAAGCGGCTCGCCGGAGGATCCTCACCAGATCTCAGCACGCCGGACCGGTCGGCCGAAAGTATGCCGAACTGGCGAACCTCCTTATGACCGCCCCTGATTCACCGATCAGAACGAGCGCACTGAAGAAGCTGGCGGACTCCTGCGACAATGCAATCTCCCTCGTGGAAAAGGTTCGCCAATCCCCGGGAAACCCCTCCGCCAGACGCAGGTCGCCAGGTCAATCGAGCAGTTAAGGTGATCGCATGCAGATGCCCAAGCCCCTCGAAGAGATGTCTCACACGGAAATCACGACCTTCGTGAGCAACCTCGAAGCGCGCAACGAGGAGCTGATGGGTCTGGTCTCTGACGAGATGCGGGAAGCCGGTGAATTCGGCCGGGCCCAGCTCGCCATCGAGGACATCGGGTGGCGCCCGCTGATGGGCCTCTCCGACAGCGCGAACTCCTTCACACTCGACGCCCTGCATCACGCGAGCGAGCTGTGCCGGGCCGTGGCGACCGTGAATCCGCTCGTCGGCCGGGGGCTGAGGGTGCGCACCGGTTACGTGTGGGGGTCCGGGGTCTCTGTGGTACCGAAGGAGTTCATCCAGGGACCCGGCCGTCCGAGGACGGTGAACCTGGAGCCCGAGCTTCCCGAGGGAATCAACGAGGTGCTGACCGGGACACTCGCCCAGCTCGAACTGGAGCGGACCTCCGGCACCGACGGGAATCTCTTCTTCCTGGTGGACCGCCGGACCAAGGAAGTCCTGCGTGTGCCGTTCGAGGAGATCACGGAAGGCGTCAGCCAGCGCGGCAACCGGGAACGCCTGCTGTACATCCGGCGCACCTGGAACGACTGGGATCTGGAGCTGGACTTCGAGGCGAACATCGAGCTGAACCCGATCACGTCACCGAAGGCGGCGGCGCGCGGGCGCACCTGGATGAAGGCCGACCGGGACAGCGTGTCGGGCGGGTCCACCCGGGCCGGGTTCTCCTTCCGGGACGTCTGGTACCCGACACCCGCTGGCATCCGGGCGCTCGGCCGCAACCGGGGTGCCGCGCAGATCGCAGGCGACAAGGTCGACCACACGAAGGTGCTCGTCCATGTTCCCTTCAACCGGCTCACCGGCTGGCGCTGGGGAATCCCCGACGTGCTGCCTGCCGTCTGGTGGACGAAGGCGTACAAGGAGTACCTGGAGAACTGCGCCACCCTGACCAAGGCGTACGCACGGTTCGCCTGGAAGGTCACGTCGGACCGCTCTCGGTCCGTACGCCGTACGGCCGCCGCGATGGCGCAGGCCCCGCGCACCGACCCTTCCACCGGCCAGCCGCTGAACGTGGGAGCCTCGGCCGTTCTGGGCGCCGGGCAGGATCTGTCGGCCGTCGGCGGCAACACGAAGGTGGACTTCGACGCCGGTCGCCCGCTCGCCGCCATGATCGCCGCAGCTCTCGACGTTCCACTTCCGGCCCTGCTGGAGGATCCCTCGATCGCGAACAACGCGGCTGCCACCTCGCTGGACACTTCCACGATTCTCGTGATGCAGGCCCGGCAGAAGGTCATGGACGAGATGTTCAAGGAGATCTTCAAGACGCTGGGTCTGAAGGTCCGCCTGCGCTGGCCGGAGATCTCCGAGGAGCCGGTGCACCGCAGGCTCCAGGCGCTCGACATGGCGATCCGGCTCGGACTGTTCTCCGCCGATGAGGCACGGGCCATGGTGGTCGACGCATGGGGTGACAAGTGGCAGGACTTCGACCGCGAGGCGCCCGATGTCGAGGATCTTCCCTATGTTGCGGGCGGAAGTGGACAGGGTGAACCTCCGAAGACGGAGGAGCCTAATTCCTCAGAAACCCCCGGTAATTCAGAAGGAAGTGGCACCGAAGGAACCGGTGGACCCGGTGCCCCATCCCCGCTGAAGGCAGGAAATTCGCGTTCAACTGACGCACCGAAGCAGCCGGAACCGATGTCCTACGCGGACCACGAACTGCGAGACGAATCAACTTCATAGCATCCTGCCGAGACTTTTGGCCTCGGATGCTATTACGCTGTGCTCGTCGATGATCAGTGAGGGGGCTCATGTCCACGGAAACACTGCGGGAAACCGCGATCCTCTCCGAGGACGCCCAGTCGCCGGAGAAGGGCATCTGGCGAGCACTCCTCATCGCTGCCGACGTGCAGGGCTCCAGCGGGTACTACCCCGCCGAAGTACTCAAGCGGGATGGCGCTCGCGCCTTTCCTGCCGGGACTCACATCTACTTCGACCATCCTTCCGAGTCGGAAGAGATGGACCTGCCCGAACGCAGCGTCCTGAAAATCGCCGGGTACCTTCTCGACGACGCAACCTTCGAAGAGACACCGGAGGGGCGCGGGCTCTTCTCCCGAATCCAGTTCACGGAGAAGGCCAAGCCGATCGCCAAGGAGCTGCACAGCGTGATCGGTCTCTCGATCCGTGCAGCAGGCCAGATCGAGGAGACCGCTGGGCAGCGTATTGTGCGCAGCATTCAGCAAGGTCTCTCTGTTGACCTCGTCACCCGCGCTGGAGCGGGAGGAAGGCTCGTCACCATGACCGAGTCGGCCACGCCGGAGTCCCCTCCGGCCGAGCAGACCGCGAGTGCCGCCACTCAGGCCGCAACCGCGATTCCGTCCACCATCGGAACGGGCGCCCTCCTCAGCGAGGTGGCAGCCCTCAAGGACACTCTCTCCGACCGCGTCGAGCAGCTTTCCGTCGACGTGGCGCGCATGGCTTCGCAGATCCAGGAGTCGCGCCGCCAGTCCGAGAAGCAGGCAGCCGAGAACGCCAAGCTCCAGGAAGCGATCACGTTCCTGCGTGACCGCGCCGAGACCGCCGACAAGGCGCTCAAGGAGAGCAAGACGACCGGTGACGTTCTCACCGAACTCCTGGAGGCGAAGCTGCCGCTTCCCTCCATGATCCGCATCGCGCAGTCCTACCGTCCGGACCAGGACCTGCACGAGTCGATCACCCACGAGCGCGAGTACCTGAAGCAGCTCCGCCGGGAGACCGAGCGCGGCGCACTCAACGAGGGCCGCGAGCCGTCGGGTCTCGGTCTGACCGAGTCCTCGACGACCTTCTCCTCTGCGGGCGACAGCGATCTCGCCGAGATCCGAAGCCTGCTGGGCGGGGGTGCCTACTGATGGCCACGAACGAGATCTTCAAGTACGCGGACTGGATCTCCCTTCCGCTGCCGCTCCGGGGAAGTGACCCGGCGGTCAACGACGACCCCACGATCAACGGGGACCCGGTCAAGATCGGTTCGATCGTCGGCTTCGCGCAGGAGGTCGGCGGCAAGCCGGTTTCCTACACGACCGGCATGACCACGGTCTCCATCGCGCGCAACACCGCGAACTCGCTGGAGCCGGGCTGGGCGTCCATCGCCCTCACCGGTGCCTTCGCCTTCCCGGTCACCGGCTGGGATGCGGAGGAGATGGGTTCGGGTACGCCGGTCGGCATCAACGTCGCCGCCGGTTCGACGCGCGCCACGCTGGTTGCGAACTCCGAGGCCGACGGGTGGTTCGGCGTCATCGTCGGCCAGACCACGGCCGGAGTTCCGATCGTCCGAGTCGTCCAGCCCACGCCGGGCGACGCCAACGCAGTGGCCGACAAGCTGGCCACCGGTTCCTGAGAGGAGGAATCTGAGACATGAGCGCGATCACCTTCCTCGACGGAATCAAGGCGACCACGAACCCCGAGTTCGAGCGCATCGCCGAGGCCCACAACAAGCGTCGGGTCGCCATCCGCGAGTCGGCGGACTCCCGCCTGCTGAAGCTCAACAAGGCCGTCGAGTTCCTGCGCCTCAAGCGTGAGGCGGAGTTCGGCTCCCCGGTCGCAATGGGCCGCCTGCGCGAGGCCGTCTCCAGTGGCGACTTCCCGCTGCTGTTCCAGTCGATCTCGCAGGCGAGCATGCTCGGCCAGTATGCGGATCTTCCGCAGCAGTGGCCGACCTTCTCGGTGCGCACCACGGTTCCGGACTTCCGTCCGGCCCGCATGGTCCGCTGGGACACCGTGGCCGGTCAGTCGCAGACGACCGACTACAACGGCGGCGCCGAGCGCCACGTCCGGGCCCTGCCGCGCATCCCGGAGCTGACGGAGTACCCGACCTTCAACCTCACGACCGAGGGCACGGACTACTTCGTCAACAAGTACGGTGCGCGTTTCCCCTTCTCGTGGGAAGCGTTCATGAACGACGAGCTGCGGGTTCTCCAGCAGCTCCCCACCGAGATGGCACGGTGGGCGCGCGACACCGAGGACGTGCTGACGACCGGTGTTCTGGCCACGGCAACGGGCCCGAACGCGGACTTCTTCAACACGACCGAGGACTTCGGCGGTCAGGCCCCGGCGGGCAACTACGTGCCGGGCAACCCGCCGCTGACGCTCGACGCGCTGGAGCACGCGATCAACTACATCGGGATGCGGCAGGTCAACGGCCGCCAGGTCCGGGTGCAGAACTTCGTGCTCCTCGTTCCGCCGTCTCTCGCGCTCACGGCGCAGGAGATCGCCCAGGGAACCACGTACCTGCGGGTGCGCCAGCTTCCCGACGGCACGGAGATGCGCCAGAACGTCTCCTCGCCGGTCGCGGGCCGCTTCACGGTCGTGGAGTCCCCGTGGCTGCCGCTCATCGACACCTCGGCGAACGCCGCTTCGACCTGGTACCTGGTTCCGGCCGGTGGCCAGACGGAGCGCGGCCCGGCCATCGTCACCGCGTTCCTGCGCGGTCACGAGACCCCCGAGGTCCGCGTGATGGGCGACACGGGCCGTGCGCTCGGCGGTGGCGAGATCAACGCCTTCGAGGGCTCGTTCTCCCACGACGACATCCAGTACCGGGTCCGCTCGATCATCGGCGCTGCCGGTATCGACGCCTCGGCGGTGGCGGTCTCGCTGGGTACGGGCGAAGAGGCGGCGCTGTCCATGGCCTCCATCGGCGGCGGTTCGGTCTCGGGTCCCTCGGGTTCCTGAACCGATGAAGCCGGGCGGCGGGTGACCCGGGATTGATCCCGACCGCCCCTGCCCGGTCCCCGTTCCTGCCGGGCAGCAAGAGGGCCCCCCATGTGCGACTGGGGGGCCCTCTTCGCGTGCAATTGCACGACGAGGCCAGCAGGAACTGGCGTAAAGCCCCCCACCTCGGGTATCTTATGGGTGTGGCGAGGACTCACCCTCCCCGCCCAAGAAGGAACCGTCCTTGTGCGAGTCCCCAGGACTCCGTCACGGCCACGTTTCTTCTCCTTTCCGAAGAGCCCCCGCCGCAAGGTGGGGGCTTCCGGATTTTCTGGGCCATTTTTCTGCCGTTGGTCCGAGATGCCGTACGCTCCTCCTGAGAGACAAGGAGTGACCGTGGCAACACCCGACGAGACGCGGGATCTCAGGATCGCAGCTCTCCGGGAAGCGGCGGGCACCTTCGCCACCACCCTGCCAGAGCCGGGTGAGTACACCGACGCGGCGACGCAGGTGATGCTGGAGAGGGCGAACCGCTTCTACGGCTGGCTCGTTGGCGTAACCCGGCTCATCCTCAGAGTCGGCCCAGCGGTCGGCGAAGACTCCGACGTGACCTGGCCGAAGCACACTGCCGAAGAGGGAGAAACCGTGCAGATCAACACTGGCGAGAAGTTCAGCGTCGCGATCGACACCCGGGACGCGGCGGGCTACCCGACCGACGCCACCGTGGAGTGGTCGGTGGCCGACGAGACCGTGGCGACCGTCCAGCTCGACGCGGGCGACGACCAGAAGGGCTGGGTCATCTCCGGCGCCCCCGGCAGCACCGTACTGACCGTGCGCGTCACCGATGTCGAGCCGCCGCTGGAGGCGACCCTGGCCGTGGACGTGGTGCCCGCCGGTACCGCGACCGTCCAGATCAACGCCGGTCCGGCCGTGCCGGAGCAGGACCCGCAGCCCGACCCGCTGGCGCTCACCGTCACCGAGGACACCACCGACGCCTCGCGCATGACGGTCACCGTCACCGTCGACAACAAGGGCGAGGGTTCGGTCTCCGTGGATCCGGGTGACGGCAGCGGCGTCCTGGCCAACCCGGGCGACGGCACGCCGGTCACCCACGCCTACGCGGCGCCGGGCGACTACACCCTCGTGGTCACCGACGACGACAACGCCACCCGTGGCGGCAGCCAGGCCGTGACGGTTCCGTTCACCGCCTGACCCGGAAGACACCGAAGGCCCGGCCTTGTTCCTACAGGTCGGGCCTTCGGCATGCTCACAGTCCGCAGGTGCACGCCAGTCGGCCAGGCGGCCGGAACCGGCAGCGGCCCGGAACGTGGGGCTCATGCCTGCACAGGGCGCAGCTCTCCGGGATCAGGGCCCTCGCCTCGGAAGCGACGCGCTGATCGGCCAGACCCTGGTCGGGATCGAACTCCAGCTCAGGTGATCCGGCCAGATTCTCCATGCCCTCGATGTGATCCCCGCGCTCCAGGCGGGCCTGGGTGAGGTACGTGAACAGGTCGAGAGCTTCTTCCCAGGCGTCCTTCAGGGCGTCGCGGCCATTGTCGGTCTCCAGGATCCGGCCGTACTTCCTCTTGCCGTAGGCGCGGCGCTCCTGGATCGCCAGGATCATGATCTCCTGGACCGGCAGCTTGCCCGGCTTGGGTGCGGGCTGATCCCTCTCGGGATCTCTGACGTCAGCCACGAAGCTCCTCCTCGAACGACACCTGCACGTTGAAGTTGCGGTGGCCCAGCAGCATGGCGAGCAG